GAACGCCTTTACCACCCGCTCACCTTGTTGAAATTGTTTCACCAACTCAACCATCCGACACAGCGATTGCTCTCGTTGCTAGGCAGACATGGTTTGAGATTTGGAATGAACCGATCACTATGGAAGCTTGTGATGTTCGGTTGCCTTTACAAGTCTGGGATCCGTATGCACAGAGCGTACTATCCTATTTCTATGGCAACACCAGAGTTTTTCTGGGTAGCATCATAACGTCGTTCCCCGATTGGATCTATCCCCAATTTACGAAACTAGTAAACTTAGGAGTCAGCACCATATTGCGAATCATCACCTCATCTAGTATATTAAGCACAACTGGCGTGTATCATCATCAGCCATTGCACTTTACTGATGTTTGCAATGAGGGTCGTAAACTAACTAAACTCCACCCCACTGCCAAAGTATTAATGCCGGCAGAAGTTGTTTGTAAAGCCAAAGTTGGTATAACACAATATGGGCCTGGTCTTCAGATCAGGAGGCCATTCATCTCCAGAATTTGCACGCATAATGAGCAGATTGCAGTCACAAACCGCGGTTGTAAAGACCGGCCTGATGTTGACGATGAGTTCTGGGATGAATTGGATGTTGTTATTGCTGGTTTAGTTTATCTGAATTCAAATGGGCCATATATGACGCCTACCTGTAAGCTCAAGTCCCCTCCGTTCACTGAGTGGGTTAGCAGATTCCCCTCTGCTCGTAAAAATGAGTTAATACATGCCAAAACGATTGAATCAAGTTTGAATACGCCGGTTCCCGTCGACAACTCCACGTTCGTCAAGAAGGAACCTGTCATGAAGTCTTTTCCACTTGTTAATGAACTTTATGACCCGCGGCTCATTCAGGGTCGCCACACCAGGTACCAATTGATCACCGGTCCCATCACCTTTGCTTTCACCAAGTACTTAGCATACTTATGGAGCTTTGATGTGATGTTCGGGGTCGACAATTGCGACACCACTGGTAGGCTTAAAACTAATTTGATTTACACTTCCGGGCACAATGCAGAAACTTTGGGTAAACTGATTCACACTCAGTATGAAGTTTTGTCTGGAAAGGGGGAGGTAGTATTAGGGGAAGGTGATGTGGTTCGGTTCGATGCCAATTTTAACTCTCGCGCAGTTAAAGCTAAGACCACCACGTACAAGAGACTCGGCATCTCGAAGAAACGTTTGACTCTACTTCGAAAACATAAGAACACAAAAGGCA